CTATATGTGCTAAACTTGATCCTGAACTTATCATCTTTGACCAAATAGATAAAATAAAAGGCTTTGAAGATGATCGTGATGACTTAAAACTAGGTGCTATCTATCAATGGGCACGTGAACTTGCAAAAACCTATGGCTCAGTTATTGGTATTACACAAGCTGATGTCACTGGTGAAAACGCACGATGGCTTAACATGAACAACGTTGCTAATGCCAAAACATCCAAACAAGCAGAAGCTGACTGGATTTTAGGTATCGGTAAGATTCATGATGTCTCTATGGAAAACGTCAGGTTCCTTCATCTCTGTAAAAACAAATTACAAGGTGATCCTGATACTGATCCAAACATGCGACATGGTAGAATAGAAGTGTTAATAAACCCACACATTGCTAGATATGAAGATTATCCAAACTCTTAGTATCATAGGTTATATACTACTTTCTCATGTATTATATAATGCTTATAAAAGCTATAATGAATTAGATTGCCACGACTACACAACAAATAATGGTGTGTGGATTGGCTACATAGGTACTAAAAACGGTGAGACTCGCTGTTTTTGGGTAGAATCGTATTATCCATATAGAGTCAGACAAGGAAGGATAAATTGAAAATTGACGGACCTGAGTATCTCTTTATTATTGTATTGTGCATTACTTCTTGTGCTGATACTGTGGTAAACATTTTAACATATATTAAATAATGGTAAACAAAACAATCAAACGTAAATACATTCCATGCTGGGTAGTTATCCGTGAATCTCCTGCCCATGTCCTAGCTGCATTTGAAAACCTTGAAATGGCTGAAGTATATGCCTCTAAATGCAATGCAGACTATAAAGAAAAACAACTACCGCTTAAAGCATTAGTTCAACCAACAGACTTCTGTCACTTCTAAATGAATATTATATGCTTTGATATTGAATCTACAATCAATAACAAAGGTCAACCATTTGATCTTACCAATAAAATAGTATCTATAGCTTGGACTGATGGCACACAAAGTCAATGTGTTAAAGCAGATGACTACGGTAGGCATTTTATACAACGTGCTATTGACAAAGCAGACTTACTTATAGGTTTTAATATTAAGTTTGACATTAACTGGTTACGTAGATTTGGTATTTCGTTTGACAACAAACGTGTTTATGACTGTCAACTTGCTGAATACATTATTAGACGACAACGTGTAAAGTATCCTAGTTTATCAACTACTCTAGAAACTTATGGTCTTGAAGGTAAACTAGACATTGTTAAAGAAAACTACTGGAAAAAAAACATTGATACTGATCAAATTCCATGGGACATCCTTAGCAAATACAATATACAAGACGTTGAACAAACTCTAAAAGTTTATCATGAACAACAAAAGATTACAAACCAAATACAAAAACGACTAATCCAACTCTGTTGTGACGATTTAATTGTATTACAAGAAATGGAATTCAATGGTATTCCATGTGACCTTGATCAATGTCATCGTGAATCCGATAAAATCAAAGAAGAAATCGGTAAGATTACTAATGAATTAAGTTCACGATATCCCCAAGTCCCACTCAACTTTAATAGCACCGACCATCTTTCTGCATTTCTATATGGCGGTACTGTTCATGAAGAGGGGCGGGAGATTGCTGGTCTTTATAAAACTGGAAATAAAACAGGGCAACCTCGATTTAAAATAGTAAGAACTGAACATAAACTTGACGGAATTGTCAAACCAATTGAAGGTTCAGAACTTTTAAAAGAGGGTATGTATTCAACATCAGAAGATGTGCTCCGTAAAATAAAGGATAAAACAGGAGTAATCACTAACTTACTTAAACTAGCAAGTCTCACTAAAGTCAATGAGTTCTTTGAAGGATTTATTTAAATCAATCGAGAAATGAATTGGCCTAAGAATAAAATCCATGGACAATTTAACCAGGTTACTACATGGACTGGTCGATTGTCTTCAACTAAACCTAACTTACAAAACATGTGTCCTGAAATTCAGGAATGTGTCAGGAGTGAATATGACTAAATTAAAATATGATCCACATATCGAAGAACAGCTGCAAGTTGCTGTCGAACAATGGGAACATACTGTGATGTCAGAAGTACGTGATTACGTCGCTATGCACGGTGCAGACACGTTTAAAGATGCTCTAATGATGTTTGATAAGGACACATATAACAAAGTGTTTCATCCAGTAAAAGAAATTGATAAATGCTACTTGACAACTCCTAAATAATGTGGTATACTATTAGTATATGTTAATACAAGCAGATGCAAAAGCGTTAGAGTGGTGGACTGCAGTATGGCTATCACAAGACAAAACAGGTATAGAGGAAATCGTAAACGGTGTCGACTTACACACAGAGAATCAAAGAGCTTTCGGACTTCCTAGCAGACTTATCGCCAAGAAATACCTTTTCAGGACTATATATCGTGGAAGTGCCTACGCCTTTTCCAAAGATCAAGAGTTTGCTACGACAAGTAACAGTATTAGGTATTGGGAGGCTATTGGAGATAAGTTCTTCTCCAAGTATTCGGGATTGGATCGTTGTCACAAATCCTGGGCATCGACTGTTGCAAGAGGTCAACCTATTGTTGGGCCTCAAGGAAGAGAATGGAAATTCGAGATGGTTCTGGATCGTAGGGGAGATCGACAAATCCCTTGGACAACTCTAACCAACCATCCCGTGCAGGGAACAGGCCATGATATTATGGCCATCATCCGAGTATCGTTCTTCAACCGCCTAAAAAAACAAAAACTACAAGCTAGGCTAATAGGAACTATACATGACTCTATCTTAGTTGATGTACCAGAGTCTAACGTAGATGAAGTAGTGTCGTTGTTTGAATCTTGTTTCGCAGACATGCCTGATAATTTTAACAGGATGTTCGGAGTCAAACCAAACATGCCACTAAAGTGTGAGTGCAGCGTCGGTCACACTATGAACTCTAGTGTAGAATACTACTCAGAGTATTTAAAACAAAGAAAGGTAACACAGTAATGCAAATTACAATCAGTAATGTTGACGTACAAAACAAAGGCAAGTATCAATTAGCAGTTGTTGAGTACTTAAACCAAGAAGGTAAACAAGAGAAAAAGAACGTAGTAAGCTTTGCAAACAAAGCGCTATACGCAACACTATCAACAGCTAAACAAGGAGAAGTATTTGATGTCCAATTCGCTAAAAACGACAAAGGTTACTGGGAGTTTACAGAAGCAAACAAAACACAAGGCGGTGTCAGCCAAACCAAAAGTGCAAGCCCAACACCCCGTAGCACGTACGAAACTCCAGAAGAAAGAGCTGCACGTCAAGTCTACATCGTCCGTCAATCGAGTATCTCAGCAGCCATTAACATTCTCGCAGTGGGTGCCAAAAGTCTGGAAGTGGATAAAGTCCTTTCCGTCGCTAAACAACTAGAGAGTTTTGTGTTCGGTAAAGCCGAAGACTCTCCACAGTTCTTTGATGACTTAACAGAGGACATTCCAACAATCGAATGATAGCCCTTATAGACGGCGACATCGTCGCATATCGCTGTTCTGCCAGTGCTGAGCATGAGCCCGAGGACGTAGCAATCCTCAGGGCTGATGTTATGATGCGGGATATTCTACGTGAATCTGAAAGCGATCAGTATCAATGTTTTCTTACTGGTCGAAACAACTTCCGTTACGAACTATACCCGCTCTACAAAGCTAACCGCAAAGACAAACCTAAACCAGTACATCTAGAAGCTTGCAGGAAGTATCTAGTTGAAAACTGGAATGCAATCATCTCTAACGGTAATGAAGCTGACGATCTTATAGGCATCGCAGCTACCATCAGTGATAGTATGATGGACTATATCATCTGTTCTATTGATAAAGATTTAAAACAAATACCAGGTCATCACTTTAACTTTGTGACTAAAGATCGTGTGTTTGTAAGCCCAATAGAAGGATTAAAAAGCTTTTATAAGCAACTAATCTTAGGTGATGTATCCGATAACATACAAGGGTATGACGGTAAAGCTCGGCAGAAATGGCCCAAGTTTATGCAATACCATTCAGATGCTATTGACTATTGCTCTAATGAAATAGAGATGTACAACTATGTCAAAGACATGTATGGTGCTGACATCGACTTACTAACCAACGGTAAACTTCTCTTCATACAAAGACAAGAAAACCAGATGTGGGAACCACCAATTGATTCAGATTTACAAGTCGAAGTTCGAGGAACGAGTACGGAAAATACTACCACCGACAGTCCTGTATGAACCAGACAGACTTAAATTCAAACAACCAGAAATAACACGAACATATATTCCTGACTGGAAAGTCAAAGACAAAATTTACATTGAAACTAAAGGAAAACTTACGTCGGAAGATAGAAAGAAAATGAAATGGGTTAAAGAACAATACCCAGATTATATCTTTTATATCTTCTTTCAGAATGCTCGTGTTAAAATTAGAAAGGGTAGTAAGACTTCTTATGGAGACTGGGCAACCAAGGCAGGCTTTGAATGGTCTGACTTGCGTGATGGTCTTCCGGAGTCTTGGCTTAAATGAAAATTAATACTTTTATAGAAAAAGAAGATGGAAGTGCTGAGTTTACAGCAGACCTCTCACAAAATGAACTACACTTTGTAGTTGATTATGGTATCAATATGTTAATACAACAAGGTATTATGGTTGTAGAAGCTAACAAATTACACATGGTCGATGGACCAGAGGAGCTACAGTAATGGAAGAATTATTAATTGGACGTAACCATGTCTCAGAACAAGACATGCAGAATGCCTTGCGAGGAGCTTTCCTAGAAGGCTTTAAAGAGGGTGTATCTATTTCTCAACGATCTATGTTTGCTAGTACTATGCTAGAACATTTACTACGTACATGTGCTGACTTAAACTACGATGAGATGGCTTCAGAAGCTTTTCGTGTAGCAGATATTGTTGTTGCAGCAGGGCGCCCAAAGAAAGCTACTAATGAAACAGTTCAAACTTCCCAGTAGTTTTCAACTAGGTGGACAGACCATTAATGTATTATTAAAAGATGGTCTTTCTAAATCAGATGCACATGGATTATGTAGATATGATGATGGTGAAATCTGGTTCGATAGCAATATTAAACCACATGATCTTAAAGGTATTACATTCTACCATGAATTAATGCACATGTTGTTTAATACATTAGGTCAAGAAACAATGAGAGACAATGAAGGTCTTGTTGATTCTATAGGGAACCTATTGTGGCAAGCACATAAGACAATGGAATATGATAAGTGAAAATCCTTTTATTAGATATTGAAACCAGTCCTAACACCGCACACGTGTGGGGATTGTGGCAACAAAACGTATCCATTAATCAGTTACAAGAGTCATCATACGTGATGTGTTGGGCTGCTAAATGGTTAGGTGATAAGAAAGTTATGTTTGATTCAGTACATCAATCTAAACCTAAAGACATGTTAAAAGGGATTCATAAGCTGTTGGAGGATGCTGATGCTGTTGTACACTATAATGGTACTAAGTTTGATATTCCTACACTTAACAAAGAGTTCCTGCTTCATGACTTACGACCACCGTCGCCGTATAAACAGATTGACTTACTTCGTAGTGTTCGTAGCAACTTTAGATTTCCTTCTAACAAACTGGATTATGTGGCTCAAAGATTAGGCCTTGGTTCTAAGCATCAACATGAGGGTCATAGCCTTTGGGTAAGATGTATGGCCGGTGAAAGCAAAGCTTGGAAAGTAATGGAAGCGTACAACAAACAAGACGTTGTGCTATTAGAAAATGTATACCACAAAGTATTACCTTGGATTAAAAACCATCCAAATAGAAACTTATTTAGTGGAGAAGAACATGTATGTCCAAACTGCGGATCACATAGTATACAAAGACGTGGGACTGCAAGAACTATATCAGGGACTTATCAACGGTATCAGTGTACCTCATGTGGTACCTGGAGTCGTTCAACCAAAACCGACGTGGCTCATGCCACGATTAGACAAGCAAATTAAAGTATGATCAACGAACAAGACGTAGAACATTATAAACAATCTAACTTTAAACAACCAGATCCTGTTAACCCAGATCATTACAAACAAACTGTAGAGTGCATTGACGCAATTCAATCAGCTATTACTGGGCTAGAATCATTTGAAGCCATGTGTACTGGCAATGCTATTAAATATTTGTGGAGATGGAAACGAAAGAATGGTATTGAAGACTTAGAAAAAGCAATGTGGTATATCAAAAGGATTGTTAATGCCACTAACCCTAACTGATATATTTCAAAAGCTTCGTGAGGTCGATGAAATTACTTTGCTTGAAGTACTTAACATTACTAGTGAAGATATTGTCTCCAGATTTGAAGACAAGATTGAATAACAAGCTGACATGCTTGAGAAAGAATTAGAAGAAGATTTTAATGAATAATTTAAATGACTACCAACATTATATCCACGCTAGTCGTTATGCTCGATGGTTACCTGACAAGGGTCGTCGAGAAACCTGGGAAGAAACAGTAACAAGATACTGTGACTTTTGGAAAGCAAAGTTCCCTGAGACATTCCCGTACGAAGAAATCCACAAAGCTATTTACAATCTAGATGTAATGCCGTCTATGCGAGCCCTTATGACCGCAGGAGCTGCTCTAGAAAGAGATAACATTGCTGGATACAATTGTTCATACCTTCCTATCGATGACGTACGTGCATTCGATGAGGCTATGTTTATTTTAATGAATGGAACAGGTCTTGGATTCTCAGTTGAAAGACAGTACATCTCTAAGCTCCCTACAGTTGCTAGTGAGTTCTCTCGTACCGGAACTACAATCACGGTCGCTGATTCGAAGCAAGGATGGGCCACTGCTCTTAGAGAACTTATTGGACTGCTCTACACCGGCCTTATACCTACCATGGACACAACCAGAATTAGGCCAGCTGGAGCTAGACTTAAGACGTTTGGAGGACGTGCCTCTGGTCCTAAACCACTTGAAGATTTATTTCAATTCGCCATTGGACTATTTCAAAAAGCTTCTGGACGAAAACTAAACTCAGTAGAGTGTCATGATTTAGTATGTAAGATTGCTCAGATCGTTGTTGTAGGTGGCGTACGTAGGTCAGCCCTAATCTCCCTATCAAACCTCACTGATGAGCGTATGCGTAATGCTAAGAATGGTGCTTGGTGGGAAGATGAAAAGCAACGTGCTCTAGCTAATAACTCAGTTGCCTATACAGAAAAACCTGATATTGGCATCTTCATGGATGAATGGAAAACTTTATATGACAGTAAATCAGGAGAGCGTGGAATATTTAACAGGGTTTCTGCAAGACTGCAAGCGGAGTCTACAGGACGTCGAGACCCTGATCACGAGTTTGGAACAAACCCTTGTGGAGAAATCATCCTCAGACCTTGTGGATTTTGTAACCTCACAGAAGTCGTTGTACGATCAGATGATACTGTCGAACACTTACGTAACAAGGTTCGCATTGCTACAATCCTTGGGACTTTTCAAAGCACTCTCACCGATTTCAAATACATACGAAAAATATGGCAACGAAACGCAGAAGAAGAGCGTCTCCTCGGTGTAAGTTTTACTGGTATTCTAGATAACAAAATGCTTCAATCAACAGACATTGAAGAAACTTTAAAGGATTTAAAGAATGCTACTATCGAAACTAATAAAGAATGGTCAAGCAAACTTGGAATCCCTCAGAGCGCAGCTATCACTACTGTTAAACCCTCCGGTACCGTATCTCAGCTTGTTGATTCTGCTTCTGGTATTCATCCTAGGCATAGTGACTATTACATCCGCACTGTTAGAGCTGATGTTAAGGATCCTCTCGCTGTTTTTCTAAAAGAAAAAGGTGTCCCTAATGAAATTGATGTGATGAATGATAGTAACCTTGTGTTTTCATTCCCACAAAAAGCTCCTGAAGGATCTATTCTCCGTAAACAATGGTCTGCTGTTGAGCAACTAGAGCATTACATTGCATTCAAACGTTACTGGTGTGAACATAACCCTTCAATCACAGTGTATGTACGTGAGGAAGAGTGGATGGAAGTTGGTGCTTGGGTATACAAATACTTTGATGACGTAGGTGGTGTAAGTTTCTTACCATTTAATGATCACGTATACCAACAAGCTCCATACCAAGACTGTACTAAAGAAGAATATGAAGCAGCTGTTAAACAATTCCCAGCAGTTGATTGGGCAGAGTTTGATAAGTTTGAAACAGATGATTCTACAGTTAACATGCACGAGTTTGCTTGCGTCTCTGGCGCTTGTGAAATGTTCTAATGCAAATTATTATTGACTTTATTCGAGGCCTTACTGTAGGCTTTGAATACTTAGATGACTATGAAGAGAACGATGGGACTATATATTTTATGGTAGCTATCCATATACTTCTAATTAGAATTATATTTCAATGGGAAAAGTAAATGTTTAACAGACATGATGGAGGTAAAGGCGATAAGCCTACACC